ACGGGCATGTAGATAACTTTATGGTCTGGATCTTTCATTGGGTTTTCTATCATACAGACGAATGTGTCCGGCGCAAATAGGGACTGTTTTACCATCAGGCAAACACCCCTTCCCGTCGGTTAGGTTATTACAACGCTCATATCCTTGAGTCGTTTTCTCAACATGCTCGCATCGCTTGAGTTTTTTAACGGTCATTCTTGCTTGATGTTATGAATTGAATAATCAGAGCAATCATTGCGATAACTCCGACCAATATTTGCAATTTAGGCGGGTTCTTCATGGGTGTCGTAATAGAAAGAATTGGTTCCTTCGGCCACCCACCTATCACCAGACGCCTCCACGGACAACAACTCGTCGTCCACCTTGAACGATTTCTTGTCCACCGGAAACGGCTCGGTGATGAAGTTGGCGTCTCGCCACACGATGCGGTTGTTGGGCTGGCAGAGCAGGTAGCCTGCGTCCGCCGCCAGCACATGGCCGCACTTGTAGTCGTTTGGCTCCTCTGAGTACGGGTTGTCGAACCAGTCGATGGTGAACATGTACGTCGCCCACACGCTCGATCTGTCCTTAAGCGTCACCTGACAGCGTTTTCCTTGCAGGTAAGCATACCGGACGACTTCTGCCGCCTCACCGAAGCAGTCCCAAAGTTGTTTGTAGTGGTAAGGCATGTCCTCCAGTGGCTCCCGCACGAACACCTCCGAGATCGGCACACGCGAGCGCAACATGCCGTAGTCGGTCATCACGTGAAACGTCAGGATCTTGCCGCCTATCGACTGCAACCCAAACGCAACGCAGTGGTCGAACACCGCGTTGTCGGCTGGATTCTTAGTAAAGTGCGATCGGCGCACCAAACAGCGGAAGTTTACATCATGGTTCATCGTCTTCAGTTGGTTCGCCGCAGTGCTTGTTAATGCAGTGCCACGCGCCGCCGGACGAAACTACGCGCCCGACCTCAGGATCGTACTCGCCATCCTCCTCCCACTCCATCATGCAGCCGCATGTGTCGCAAATTTCCTCCGGCTCCTCAGGCGGAGGTGTTGTTTTCCAAGCGTCGTAACTCACTTCTGCACCTCCTCCCATTTACCTAATGTCCGCAGAAACGCTTCTGCGCGTTGGCAGGCTGTTGCGTGCCACATGTACTGTACTCCTCCACAAACTTTGATTAAGTTGCCCTCGTACAGTTCTGGGCAATCAAACGCCTTCTCCGCCTCATGCATCGCGTTGAGGTCGTGGCAGTAGTCTTTCTGAATCATCCAATGCTCGTCAGCGTTAAGTGCGCGAGCAATCACTGCGTTAATTTGTTCGTCGGTCATTTTTCTTTGATTTCGTAGGTTTCCCACTCTTCAGACAGTAGTTCACTGGCATCAAGCCGCACCGGAAACTTTGGGTCGCCCTCAAAGTACAACCGATCCTCTGAGCCTTCCGGCGTCACCTTGCGCTCAAGGCGCATCACGCCCAAAAACGCGCCGCGCCACAACGGCGAGCGAATCCCGATGCGGTGCGGCTGATGAAACATCATCTTCCACGCCTCGCAAAAACGCAGGCGGTCTAGCAGTAGCTTGTGCGTCATTTGATTTGAGCCTTTAAGTTTGCGACCTCTGCTTCCAGTTCTTCAATCCGACGCACGAGCTGTTCGCGTGTGGGCGGTTTAGTGATAGGCGCAACACCCACTAACTCTCGCAACAGGTTGAGCGTCCCAACACCAACACCGTTGAGTTCCTTGGTCTCAATGGCCACTCGCAGCTCCTCAACACTGCGCACATTGCAGGCGTCTACAAAGCGGGCCATGACGTGCGTGAGCGGTGCAACGCCACTGCGGCGCTCAACGTCCCTAATCCACGTCAGCCGACGATTCTTGGCGCTCATTTCGTCACCTCCTTTTGAAGCTCATCCACGAGCATGTCGGCGTGTTGGATAGACCACTTAATAATTGTGGATGTCGGCTGATCCGACAACGCAGGATTGGCGCATAAGCCTTGCAACGCCGCAATCGCGGCGTTCGTGCGCGTAACACGGCGCAGCTTTGCAAGCTCGGCTCGTAAGTTTTCATTCTCCAACACAAACCATATAGGAGTACTGCCCGATTCATTCATGGCTACCTCCTTCTAATGCGTCAAAATAGGCGTCCACCTCAGACCGCTTGAGCTTAAAGATCCCGCGCAGCGCCGGATTTTTTAGCATGATATACCGAGCATACGGTGCCGCCAGCGGATCCGAAATCTTGAAGCCCTCCGTCTGCGTGGTCTCAATGTTTGTGCGCCACCGCAGCACCTCAAACAACATCGCAATCCCGATGTTCCGCGCACCAGCTTTGCTGGCCGTATAAGCCATCTCCGTAAGCTTCACAGCCACGTGCGGGTTGGCCTCGTGATACGCCTGCCACCGCTCCAATAGCGACGGTTTTTCCCGCACGCGCCTACGCTCGAAATTCAGCTCGATCTGTGCGTTCATTCGCGCTCCTCCAATCCAGAAAAGTCCTCCTGCGGCACATCTGCCACCACGCCGCAGACCTCGCCAAAAGCCGCGTCCCGTATCGCCTGCAATTGCAGGAAATACCTGTCTGCCCGCAAGGCCATACGCGCTTGGAGCGCGTCGGAAAATTTTTTTTCCAGCCGGATCACCTCCACTTCGTCCCGCAATGTCTTTAACTCTGCCCGCAACGCGAGAATCTCACGTTGCGCTTCTTCTGATACATTTTCCATATCGATCAATAAATGTGTTCATGTTAGGTAACAGACTCCTCCTACCCATCACTCGATGGGAGGAGGTTTCTGCTAGTTCAACCCGCACCCACACCCCTGTGGTTGATTGTTGAACCGCACTAGTAGCCTACTGTGGCGCAATTTGGCAAGTAGCAAGCACGGGATTTCCGTTCACAAACGTATAGCAGTTATTGTCATCGTACATAAACAACGGACATACACTGTTGAATGTAGTGCTCTTAACGCCATTTACATAAAAACCAGTGCTCCAAGCACCTTGCGCTAAATATCCAGCCTCTTGATCAAAATGCCCTATCACCTCAGCTCCAGTCGATTGATAAAAGTCGCAAGGTGACTGCGTTACCGGATTTGGATTAACCGTCGCAAACCCATAAGTATACCACAGTCCGTTATCAATTGCCTGATGCAAAATCGGCGGAGATTGCTCCCAATCAGCCACTCCATCAACAAACCAACCGTCGCTGTATGGGCCGTTTTTACTTGGGTTAATAGGATTAAAAAGCGACGCAATGTAGTTCAGCTTTGGCGTCAAATCCTGCATGTTATTCATGCCGTTCACCTCAATGCGCCGTCCACTTGGAACGTAAAACGCCAACTTGCCGTTCTGTCGATCGACATAAACCTGCAAGCCGGATACCACCTGCACCGGAACCATTGACCTAATCTGCGGCAGGTACTGCTCGTAATTTGCCAGCTTTCGGTTGCGACGATTTCTCATAATAGCTTGACTTTACTCTGAGAAGTCCACGAAGTCCATCTTGGAATCCACCAGAGACACCAGCTCCTTATGACGCGGCTCCGGCTTGACCTCGTTCATCGTCGCCACCGCGCCCGCCCGTTGCCGCATCAAAAACACGAGCAACGATAACGAATCGAGCGCGTCCGGTGACGGCGACCGCGTCCGCTTGCAGTACTCTTGCTTGCTCTCCACCCGCACCATGCCTTTGCCCTTCTGCTTGTACCGACGAGCCGTGGCCTGTTTGGCGAGTTCTTCGTTACGCATGCCTGGGCTAATCTTCATCCACTCAAACTCCAAATACTTCGCCAGTCCAAACAGCAGCTCCGTCACCACGCCGTTGTACAGCTCGTGCGCCTTCTGGCTGTCGTCACCTAGGATATGCGTCTCCGTCGCCGCCCATGAGTAGTTGACGCCCAACACCTCCTCACCAAAGAGCGTACACAACGAGTCATGGATGCCCGCACCGTTGCCTGTCCGGTCAACGCACAGCCAATTGGGCGAGATCTTCATTACCTTGCACCACTTGATGATCGCCGCCGTCTGCTCAAGTGTCGATGCCTTCGGGAAGGGCGTCTGAGCGTCGAGCTGCAACACGGTGCGCGGCCCGCCCTTGTACTCGCGAAACTTGCCGTCCCGTGCCGTCCACCCATCCGACAGTCCAAAGCGTCCGTACGAACACATCACCTGATCGTTCCCCTCCAAGGCCAAGTCGAACGCTGCCAACGGCACCACAGGCCCGATAAAGCGGACCATGCCAACGGAGTTGTCGATCATGGCCGGAGATATGATACCCATGGCCATGCCCTCCTCTGGGAACCAGCCACGCGCCATCGTCATCGCCTCCGCCGTCCGGCCACGGCTGACGTAGCCGTTGAAGCCCTCATAGGTCTGCAAGCCGTGGAAGACGACGCGGCGCTCGACCACGTTCTCACATTGCGCGGCGTCCAGCCGTAGGACGTGGTATCCCTCCCGACTCTCCCACTCGTGGTCGTCCTCACAATCGATCGAGCCCCATCCGTCCACAGGTTCACACCTCTGTCCGAAGTCGGATGTCCGGTCCTTAGGGTTACTGGCACCGAAGATCTTGATGGACCCTGGCGAGCCCGTCTGGTCAGCCGATGATAGGATGTTGTTGACGCCTTCCCACACGCCGCCAGGGACTTCCTCCGCCTCATCCAACACCACGTGCGTCCGGCTCAGGCGGCCCCAACGCTTGTGCGCCGCCCCAAAGCGTGGCACCGGATGGAAGCCGCGTAGCGTGCCGTGGCCGCTCTCGCCCTTAGGGATGGCGACCAGATGGATGCCCTGCTTGCTGTCAACCGTGGCCTGTATGCTCGTGGCCTTGTCATCCATCAGGTCTGGTGGCCGCACCAACGCCGTCCGGTGGAAGGTCTTGATGTTCGCAAAGATGTTCCGTTCCGCATGCTCACGAGTGAGTGAGATGACCTTGATGGACGTGTACTCAGGATCACGTAGCCAATCCAAGTAGAACCACGCAGCAGCGCCGAATGACTTGCCCATTGCACCTGCGCCTTGGATCAGGAACTTGTCGTGCCGGAACAGTCCGCTCCACGTGGCCTGCGCCGACCGTGGTCGCCAGTCGTACACGTCCGGTCCCCATAGGATCGTGGCCGCCGCCTCGAACTGGTCGGCGTCCAGTAGTGCCTTGACGTAGTCATAGACGACGCCCTCCGCCACTGGCTGCGTTAGGACGGCACGAGCAGGCGGACGCTGCACTAGGTTGCGCAGGATCCACATTGCGGCGTGGAGGATGCCGCGATCCTCATCGGAGTCGGCAAGCTGTCTGATGCGGTGGGCTGCCCGTAGCGTGGCCGCCACGGTGCGAGGCTGTAGGGCTGGCATGCGATCGATCGATGGATGGCCAGCCTATCAGGGACGCAGGATGATGCGGCCTTGGCTCCGGCCCATCGGCATCACGAAGTAGCCGCCCAAGTCTTGCATGACACGGCAGCGCAGCGTCTCGCCACGCAGGATTCCGGCGTTGTAGGTAGCGCCAGCGCCACGTGGATTGAGGCGCTTGAAGGTGGCGTGCGTAGGCGTCACGGCAACGCACTGGTAGGTCATGTCGGGCTGCGAGGCAGTCTCGAGGTTGAGGCGCTGGTCACGAGGACGAAGCCCGTATTGCGTGACGCTGTTGGTGTAGGTTGCTCCGGCAGAGAAGTAGGTAGCCATGCGCAAAGCCTACCACAGAGCAGCCTAAGAGTGTTCAATTTTCTTACAGTGCTATAGCAGTGTTATAGCCATCTATATAAGTGCCTCAAAATGAACGCCTCAGCTTGAGAATCCACTCCATATGACAGCCGTTGTATTGTGTTATTGGCTAACTCGCTTATGTCCAATACCTTCCGCATAATCGCCTGACAACATTGATTCCTTGGTCAAATCCTCTAGGCTCGGCGCAGATTCATTCACTTCAGCGTCCTGATAATCAGATAGATCCATCGACTGCTTGGATGAGTCCTCGATTGCGATCGGCTTCGGCTCCTCTGTAAACTCAGCATCAAGCCACGCTTTAGGCGCTATCCGGTCATTGCGACCATACATCTCGAAGGTCAGTGATATCGGCGCGTTGTTCACCTCTACCTTCTCTGGCGCAAACTCTCCGTTGATCTTGGCGTCGGTCACAAGTGCCTGTAGACGATCGAACACAGCCTCAACCTTCCCGTCAGCCTTACGGATGATTTTTGTCGGGATGGTGCCTTCGATCATCTGGCGCAGGATGTCTCGCTTCTCGTCCAGAACCATCACAGCACGGCTGTTGACCTCAGTCTGGATCTCGGCAATGCGGGTCTTAACGTCCCGTCGTTTGTACAGGACACAACCTTGAGCGGCAGGATCTGCCGCATGAGGCATGAGCTTCTGGAAGGCTGCTTTTCGCTCCATTCCTTCGGAGATCAGCCATGCGAAGCGTTCGTGTAAGCGGTTCTTTAGTCGAGGCATACGATTGAGTTGCAGCAAAAAAGCTGGGTTAACCTCCTCTGAATGACATTCATAGTTATTGATAGATTTTGCCTACTGCTAGGCAGAATGTATCAGATTTATCCAGATGTGTATAAAAATAATACACGCTTAGGATACACTATTGTCTTGCCAATTGATACCCGTACCCTTTTAAAATCCCATATCTCCTCGCACTACTCGTCGAATCGTTCGTTTCGATCGGTTGCTTTGAGTGTTGAATTTCGTGACACCTGCGTTGCCTGACCTTATCGGGCTGTTAAGTGGTGTGACAGCAGCAGAGACTGCACTTGCCTGAATAGCTCAGTGGTAGAGCATTGGTTTTGTAAACCAACGGTCGTCAGTTCAATCCTGACTTCAGGCTCCCCTCCTCCCTCCACTGGAACCTGCTTTGTAGCTATGTATTGATTGGTAAACGTAAAAACCACCCACACCTACTTACCCTTCCATATTAATCGTACTCTTTTTCCGTTTTACAGAGTAAACGAGCGACTCAGGTGGTCGGGAGTGTACATAAATCGGTGATTCCGGCTGCTGCTCTGGCTTCTAGGCACAGCGCAGATCCGGCCTTGAAGCTCCTACAAGCGTTTGGGCGGGCTTCGTAGATGGTACAAGCTACATTCTGACCTACAGTTCCTTGGAGGGCATTACAACGGGCTCCTGTGCATCGCATGAGGGGCAGGTCGGTTCGGAGCAGCTCGGTCGGTATGTTGACGGCGTCGGATCGGTCTCGTTTGAGGATGGGCCACGTGGCTTTGTGTGAGCAACAGGCACCGCAGGCTTGGCAATCGTAATTCATGGATGGATGGGAAGAAAAAGCCCAGCGTTGCGACATGACGCACAACGCTGGGCCAACCTAACTACGCCTTTGTTTCATGCGGGTAAAAGCAGAGTAGTAGCGACTCTGTAAACTCCCGAATGTAGGATCTCCCTACACATCATACGGCAAACACGACGCTAATTTAGGTA